TTATCTGCAAATCCAAATGCTATTAATATACTTGAAAATAATTTAGATAAAATAGATTGGAAATATTTATCTTTAAATCCAAATGCTATAGAACTTTTAGAAAATAATATAGATAAAATAAATTGGTCTTTTCTATCTATAAATCCAAATGCTATTGATTTACTTAAAAAACGTATAAAATATGAAAATAATTTAACAAAAACAACATATAATAAACTTAGAATTAAAAATAGAATAGATTGGGATAAATTATCTTTAAATCCTTCAATATTTCAAGATGAACTCATGCCTATATTATAAAAAATGATTTATTTTTAGTTTTCTAAATTATAAATGTCATTAGCTTTAAGAAAATTTAATATTACTAAACTAATTTTAAAGAAATCTATATTTTACGAAAATATTATTTATATTATTTTAAACTATTATTGGCAATTATTAAATAATAAAGATAAAGTTCTATTAAATTGGATCAACTTTGATAAATTATCGTGGGATAATCTATCAAATAATTCAAATGCTATGGAACTTCTTAAAAAACAAATAGAATATGAAGAATCTTTAACAAAAGATGAATATAAAAAGTTAAATGATAAAATCAATTGGTATGAATTGTCTAAAAATATAAATGCTATTCATATTCTTGAAAAAAATTTAGATAAAATAAATTGGGAATATTTATGTTTTAATGAAAATGCTATTAAAATTATTGAAAATAATTTAGATAAAATTGATTGGGATTCGTTATCATGTAATTCAAATGCTATACATATATTAGAAAATAATATAGATAAAATAAACTGGGCAGCGTTATCATGTAATCCAAATGCTATACATATATTAGAAAATAATATAGATAAAATAAACTGGGCAGCGTTATCATGTAATACAAATGCTATACATATATTAAAAAATAATAGACACAAAATATATTGGGATAATTTATCTTTAAATCCAAATGCTATTGATTTATTACAACAAAGAATTATATATGAAAATAAATTTTATATAAATGTATTAAATAAATTTAAAAATAAAATATGTTGGAGTTCTTTATCAAGTAATTTAAATGCAATAAATTTACTTAAAAATAATTTTGATAAAATTGATTGGAATGAATTATCTTTAAATCCAAATGCTATTTACTTATTAAAAAATAATATAGATAATATTAATTGGTCTTATTTATCTGCTAATCCTTCAATATTTAAAGAAGAATCTATGCCTAATTTATAAGCATTGATATATATATATTTAAAATTATTTAATTTTTATATATAATCAAAATAAAATTAATTTGAAATTATTATCTTAAAATCATTAAATATTATTAGATTTATTTAAAAAATGATAACATTTATATATTAAAGACAAAATGTCCTTTTCTACAGACAGATTTAATATTGTTAAAAAGATCTTAAATAAATTTATATTTGATGAAAATATCATTTATATTATTTTAACCTATTATTGGCAATTATTAGAGAAACGTAAAGTATTATTAGATTGTATTAATATTGATAATTTACGATGGAAATATTTATCTAAAAATCCAAATGCTATTCATTTATTAGAAAATAATATAGATAAAATAAATTGGGATTATTTATGTTTAAATGACAATGCTATTCATTTATTAGAAACTAATTTAGATAAAATTGATTGGGAATATTTATGTTTTAATCCAAATGCTATACAGTTAATATTAGAACGAAAACAAATAGAAGATAATATGTTAATAGATGATTATTATGATTTAACAATAAACCAAAGTAATATAAATTGGATGGTATTATCTAAAAATCCAAATGCTATTCACTTATTAGAACAAAATCAAGATTATATTAATTGGCACTGGTTATGTTATAATCCAAATGCTATTCACTTATTAAAACAAAATCAAAATAAAATTAATTGGTCTTTTTTATCAAGTAATCCAAATGCAATTGAATTATTAGAAAAAAATGAAGATAAAATAGATTGGTATAATTTATCAAGAAATACAAATGCTATTCATATAATTAAAAACAATTTGGATAAAATAGATTGGATTTTATTGTCTAAAAATCCAAATGCTATTGAATTATTAGAAAAAAATCAAGATAAAATTGATTGGGATGAATTATCTGAAAATCCAAATGCTATTGATCTACTTAAAAATAATATAGATAAAATTAATTGGGATTTATTATCTTCTAATCCTTCCATATTTATAGAAGAATCTATGCCTAATTTATAAAAATATTAATTAATTTTAAGATATTAAAAATAAATTATTATTTTTGATAATTTTAATTATTTTTAAATAATCATTATATTTTAAGTTATCTAAATTATATTTATTAATTTCATTTAAAACTTTTTTATTATTTTTATATAAATTTTTATAATTTATAATTTCTTTTTTATAAATTTTTATACATTTATCAAATGCATATTTATTTAATTCTTTTTTAAATTTTGAATTTACAAAATTATTTTCTAATTTTTTAAATTTTTTATTATTAATTTTTTTATAATATTCTTTTAAATTTTTTTTTTTTAAATTTTTATATTTTTTTTCAATAAACAATTTATCTTGAATTGTATTAGAATTTTTTATATCTTTAATATAATTAATATTTAAATTGTGTTTAATTGTTATATATTTTTTATGTGATTTTGAATTTTCAAAATAATTAGTAATATAATTTAAATATATATTACGTTCATTTTCAAATTTTTTATATAATTCATTACTATTTTTTTTTTGACAATTATTAATTTGATCTGATATTTTAAAAATTTGTTTAATATTTTTTATATTATTTTTAATAATATCTTGATTTTTAATAAATTTATAATTATTCATTTTAATAAATATAAATTATTTATTTTTATTTATTAAATTATATAAAAAAATATTAAAACATAATATTTAAATGTGGTGTGAACATAATCGTCGAAAATGTGATTGTAAATATTGTGGACTTAGTTTTTGTAAACATAATAGAAAAAAAATAAGATGTAAAGATTGTGGTTTTCAATCTAAAAAATGTATTCATAACCGTCAAAAACAATATTGTAAAGATTGTAAAGGTAGTAGAATATGTAATCATAATCGTAGAAAATCTATTTGTAAAGAATGTAATGGTAATCAATTATGTATTCATTCTTTACAAAAAAATAATTGTAAAGAATGTAAAATATATATATATTTTATAAAAAATGATAAATTTATTTAATATTAAATAAATGTCAATAGCTATAAAAAAATTTAATATAGTTAAACTTTATTTATCAAAATCAATTTTTCATGATATAATAATAAATAAAATTTTAATTTTTTATTGGATTATTATAGAAAATAAAAAAAAAATATTATCAAATTGGGTAAATCAATCTCGATTAACTTCATTATTTTATAAAAATAAACATATTTTAAATTTTATAAAAAATAATAATCCAACTAATATTGATTGGAATATATTATGTATGAATACAAATGCTATAGATTTATTAAAAAATAATGAATACAAAATTAATTGGGCTATATTATCAAAGAATCCAAATGCTATAGATATTTTAGAAAAAAATAAACATATGATTCTTTGGGAACAATTTTCATATAATTCAAATGGTTTTAAATTAATTAAAGAAAGAATAATATATGAATCTAATTTAAGTGTAAATGAATATATTAAATTAAATAATAAAATTAATTGGTTAGCTATATGTAAATCTTCAAATCCTGAAATTATAAATTTAATAAAAGAAAGAATAATATATGAAAGAAAATTTAAAGAAAAAGATTATGATAATTTAAATTATAATGAAACTTTAAATTGGCGAATTATATCTAGTAATCCTTTAACAATTGATATTTTAAAAGAAAATTTTAATAGAATTGATTGGACAGAATTATCAAAAAATCCAAATGCTATTGAAATATTATTAAATAATAAAAATAATATTAATTGGACTTATTTATCTCAAAATAAAAATGCTATAAATTTATTAGAAAATAATTTAAATAAAATTGATTGGAATAGATTATGTTCTAATCCAAATGCTATTCAATTAATTAAAAATAGAATTAATTTTGAAAAATATAATTCAGATACTTATGATAGAAGTAATTCTATAGATTGGGATGAACTTTCTTTAAATCCTAATGCTATTGAAATATTAAAAGAAAATAAAAATAAAATAAATTGGTTAAAATTATGTTTAAATAATAATATTGAAAAAACTATAGAACTTATTAAAGAAAGAGCTTTATATGAGTTAGAATTAAATAATAATCTTACAAAATTAAACTGGAACTTATTATCCAGTAATCCTTTAATATTTGAAGATGAACCAATGCCTACGATATAAAAATGATATCATTTATAATTTTATAATTATAAATGTCATTAGCCGTAAAATGTTTTAATATTGTGAGAAACATCTTAGATAAATCTATATTTGATGAAAATATTATACATATTATTTTAAAATATTATTGGAAAATATTAGATAATAAACGTAAAGTTTTATTAGATTGGATTGATATTAATAATTTAAAATGGGGTAATTTATGTTCAAATCCTAATGCTATTGATATTCTTAAACTAAATTACGATAAAATTAGTTGGCTTGCATTATCACGTAATCCAAATGCGATTGATTTATTAGAAAACAATTTAGATAAAATAAATAGAGATCAATTATCTCAAAATCCAAATATGATTAAGTTATTAGAAAATAATCAACATATTATACATTGGGATATGCTTTGTATGAATTCTAATGGAATTGAATTAATAGAAAAAAACTTAGATAAAATAAATTGGCAGTTATTATGTTTAAATCCAAATGCTATTCATTTACTTAAAAGCAATCAAAATAAAATAGATTGGTTATATTTATCTCAAAATCCAAATGCTATTAATTTATTAGAAAATAATCAAGATAAAGTAGATTGGGAACTGTTATCTAGTAATCTAAATGCTATTAAACTATTAGAAAACAACCTAGATAAAATAGATTGGTATGAGCTATCCATAAATCCAAATGCTATTCATTTACTTAAAAGCAATCAAGATAAAATTGATTGGGTTTTATTGTCTAAAAATCAAAATGCTATTGAATTATTAGAAAAAAATCAAGATAAAATTGATTGGGGTTATTTATCATTAAATAAAAATGCAATAAATTTATTAAAAGAAAATCAAAATAAAATAGATTGGTATTTATTATCACGTAATCCTTCAATATTTGAAGAAGAACCTATTCCTATTATATAAAAAAATTAATTTTAATATTATTATAAAAGAATGAAAAAAAATCAAAAAGTATTTTTATATACATCTATGTGGATTTTAATACCATTATATAATTCAAATAATATATTATTTAGTTTTTCATTATTTTTTAATTTTTTATTTTCATGTTTATATTGGATATATTATAATAATATTTTTCATAATTTCGATAGATTTTTTAGTATATTAACATTAATTATAACTAAAAATATATATATTATACCAATATTATTTATATTTTTATATTATGGAAAAAATGCAATAATAGAAAATAATATTAATAAACATATTATATATCATTCAATATTTCGTTATATATCTTTTTGGATTTGTTGTTATTATATTAATCATTATAATATTACTATATTTATATTATATTCAATAATATATATTTTTCATATAATATTTATAACAGCTAATAATTAACATCTATATAATAATAATATATATTTTTCATATAATATTTATAACAGCTAATAATTAACATCTATATAATAATAATATATTAATTGGACTATAAATAATAATATCGTATATTAAATTATTTTATAAATAATTTAAAATCTATAAATAATTTTATTAATTTTAATTTTTAATTATGTTTTTTTTCTGAACTATCTACATAATTATAATAATAAAAATATTGTTAATTTATACCTCCGATTATTTTCGATCATATCGTTCTGATAAATTATATAATAGAACGGCTTTATTGAATATTAAAAAAACTCATAAACATATAAATTTACGTAAAATGAAATATTCGTTTGTTTTTGTTATACATCCTGTAACAAGAATAATATCGTAGTATAATCATTTACTAAAGCATTTATATTTTGAAGATTTAGAAATAAATGAATTAAATGATAAAAGTGAGAGTTATAAATACTTGAAAAACAATTATAAAATGTGTTCGAATAAACATAGATTATTTTTCAAAATATAAAATCTAATTTTATAATTAAAAATGGAAAATCCACATACATTATTAGATGAAGATTTTATCAATTTTATAAAAGACTGGTTAACATTGTTTTATGATGACAAAGATAAAGATAAAGTTAAAGCTAAAACACATGTAGTCGTATATATGAATAAGCATAAAAATGTTGATGATGTTTATGTTAGATTATTAAATTTTTTAAAATTGTCAAGTGATGATGTAAATCAATTTTTAGCACATAAAAGTTTAATAATATTACCTTACGAAAAAATTAATTTAGATATTGATATTATAAGTAATATATCAAGTAGTACAGCAAGTAAGTGGTTACCTGAATTAAATAGTATTAATTTGGTAAAAACAATAATAGATGGTAAAAAATCTTGGGCTAATATTAATACTTTTTTAATTATATTTTTGTTAAGAGGTTTAAGAAATAACAATTTTTTAAATGCAGTTAAAACAAATTTACACAACTTAAACGATAAGATTATTAAATTACTAATTAGATTAATTATAGCAATTAGAATTACATATAGTAACGAGAGTGCCTTAACTAATCAACTAATAAAATCTAAATTAATGGATAAATTTGATGTTGAATTAGTTAAAAAAATATTTAAAGAAGCAAATTCACAATTTTTAATTCATATTGTTGAATTAGATAAAATTAAAAAAATGCAAAAAAAACTTGATAAATTATTCAAAATACTTAATTATAAAGAGGTATCACATATACGATTTCAAAGTAATTCTAGTTCATATAATGTATTAGATAAAGAAAAATTTGATGCCTATACAATGTTTGAACATCTAATGAATTTTGATGATACAGTAGCACATTTAATAAAACGAGAAGACTTAGAATTAAAGGAATGTAAAGATAATGTAAAAGAATTTAGTTTAAGAGAATTTGATAAATATTTAAAAAGTGATAAAAGTGATAAAAGTGATAAAAATCCATATTTTATTAGAAAATATAAAAATAAATGTTATAGATTTACATCAGATGATTTTCTCGCTATATATAAAATTAGATAGTAAAATAGAATATAATGATTTATTAAAAAGCATAAAAAAATCTATAAAGAAAATAAAAAAATCACATTATATAAATCACTTCAAAAATTCATTAAGTAATAAAAATTTTATAAAAACAAGCAGAATATATTCATCTAAAAAAAATTACAAATGATTTATTAAAATATTTTCAATATTTTTTTTTATTGTTCCATTATCTCTTAGGGCTTTCATATCTAATCCATTATTATAAATAATTTTTACATTTTGGAAACATTTTAAATTATTACATTGTGATATGTGATGATTATCATTTTCATTTTTAACCTTTGTATCGGCATATAAAATGTAATCTGTTTGATTATTAACTATAAGTTTCAAATCTTCATATTTTTTATTTATTGGATTAATTAATTTTGTTCTTGGAATAAAAGCTATAACACTACTTACATTACATAATGAACCAAATAATATACTAGCATATCCACCTGATGATACTCCCATAAATAATATTTTTTTATAATTTGATTTTTTAATTATAATGTTAAGATATAAAACGGTATCGTCTATATTATTTGTAATACCATCAATCCCTTTATGATACCAACATTGCTTTTTGTCAATATAAAAATATAAATCTGTATTTTTTGTAAATGTTTTTGATAGGTAATTTAAAAATTCAAATGGCAATATTCCTCCCATTTTTAATGCCATACCACCAAAACATATAATTAAATTTTCCGAATTATTTTGAATTATTTTATATTCACTCATATATATATATTATATAATTATATATAAATTTTTTGTAAAATTTAATTTTAGTGTTCATTTGAAAATTCCAAAGGTGTAAAAAAAATATAAATAATATTTTTTGAATCAAATTTACACAATATTGGTGATAAAGGGTTTGCTTTAAAACGCTTTAATAAAATATTATCAAAGATAAAAATTGTATGTTTTTATAATATTATTGTAATCATCATAAATATTATAAGAATATAATAATAGTATTTCCTCAATTATTAGTATCATTATATTTAATTTAAATTAATTTATCATTTTTTATATTATTATTAATTTTATTAATTGATAGTTTAATTTCATCAAAATCATTATTAATTTTATTAATTGATAGTTTAATTTCATCAAAATCATTTCTATATGATATTAACAAATTATAAATATCATGAATTGTTGTTTTTGTAGATTTATTTTCAGTTTGCTTATATTCTTTCTTTGATTTTTGTTTATCTATAAAAATATTCATTTCGGTTAATTCAAGATGATATTTATTACATAGATTTTCAATTGTATTGGTTTCATCAATCATATTATAAACATTTAATTTGATACGTGCTTTAATAGATCCTACGGTGCGTTTAAACGCACTTGATATAGTATGATAATCAATAGTATTTTTAGTAATAATATTGTTGTTTATCATTTCTATAAGTTGTTTATCATCTTCGTTTGTCCAAGGTTGTCCTGCATTTATAGTTTCAGGATTTTCACGTAATTTTTGCATCGCAGAATACATATTTGTATAATATATAATAAATTATCATTTTTTATAATAAAATTCATAAATCAAAATACTTTTTAAGGTTTATATTTAATTTTTTATTTAATTTTATATTAAAAGTTTCAAAATTATTAATATAACTATAATCATCATCTTCTTCAATTTTAGTATTAATATCTTTTAAAAAATCTATAATATATGTAGGGTAATCGTTAGATTTTTTAATAATTTGATCAATAATTTTTGATGGTGATTCTTCCCATAATTTTACATTAGTTTCCTGTAAATTAATAAAATAATTATAAATATCAATATGATTTTTTTCATAATAATTATTTAATGTTAATAATAATTCTTGCTTAATTTCATTAGTATGTAATTTATCCCATTCCCAATCAATTTTTATAAAATTACAATCATCTAATATAAAACAATATGTATTAATTTTTTTATTATTATATCTTTTATTATCTTGTTCTGATTTACTATTAAATATTAAAAATCTTTCAAGTAATATTTGAATTGTAATATCCCAAACATTTAATTCTGATATATTAGTTTTAAGAATTATATGAATTACATCGCTATCATTATATCCAATTATAGGAAATTGTGGATTATATAATTTAAAATAATCATAATCACTTTTAAGTTCAATATGTTTAAAAATATTCCAATTAATATTCTTATATTTTTTGATACCACTACTATCAATAATAGCTTTAATATTTGCAATATTATTCAATAATTCTTTTTCTTTATTACTATTAATTTCAAAAAAATTAGTAATATTGTAAATATCTAAAGGTGAAATACTTGAATATCTTTGACGTGTAAATATTTCAATAATATAAGTTAAAATGATAGATTCATATACATTTAATTTTTTTAAAGTATTTTTTTGAATATTAATATTAATTTTTTTAATTGTTTTTTTAATAATATCAAAATATTGTTGATATTCTGTTTTTTTAGATAACTTGCATAATGGTATAGTTGGTAGATCTTTATTTTGATATTCGTCTAAATAATTCCAAAAAGCATTTACATCTAATTCTTTTATTATTTTTTTTGATATTATATCAAGTTTAACAAATAATTGTGATTTGTCTTGTGTTAAATTATCAACTTTATTGTCTATAATATTTAAAATGATATTATAATAAAATACTTGATATTTAATACAATGATACCCCCAATCTATAGCTTCATTCTGTTTTAAATTATTTTTATATATATATTGTTTTAAATCAACATTATTATTTGTTAATATTTCAATTAATTTATTTTTACAAATTAAGCTAATAATTTGATCTAAAGATATTTTTTTATTAATTTTTGGTAGATCTCTAACATATCCTGATTTTTCAAATCTTTTATGTATTTCATCTCTATTTTTAATTAATTAATAATAAATTTGTTTTTTAGCTCTTGTAAATGTGATCATATGAAAATTATTTTCGATCATATCGTTCTGATAAATTATATACTCGTGATCATATGAAAATTGTTTTTGATAAATATAGCTTTATATGTGATCATATTTTTATTGATAAATATATATATGTGATCATATTTTTATTGATAAATTATATACTCGTGATCATATTTTATTTTTATTGATAAATATAGCTTTTAATATGATCATAATTATATTCATAAATATATACTTATGATCATATGTTTTCTAATAAATTATATAGATGTAATGATAATATTGTAATATAGATGTATAATTAATTACCAAAACATAATTCATAATAATTAATATTTCTATTTGGTCTTATTCCTAAATATTCAAATAGTTTTGTATTTGGTATATGATTTAACACTTCTTAATATAAATGGGAATAATTTTTTCTTATTATAACAGATTTATTCGCTTCAATTAATATATCAAAATAAGTTGGATTTTCAATTATATTACTTATAAAAGTTTCACCATCATCATCTACAAAATAATCATCAAATAAACTAAATAAAACTATATCTGTTTTACTTTCAAAATTGATAAATAAATATTTAGGAATACAATAAAATATATTATCATAATCTATACTATAATATTCATCATTATATTTTTTTTCAATATTTAAATATTTTAAAGTTTTATTTAATTTATTAATTTTTTATTTAATATAGTAATTTTATTATCAATATCACTTGTTATATTATTAAATATTTTTTCAATAAAATATTCAGTTAATAAATCTAAATAATTCATTATAATTTTAATTATAATTGATATCATTTAATTAAATATAAAATTTTATTTTTTTTACACATTAATTAAAAAAGTAAATATTTAATTGATTAATCAAGTATAATTTTTATCTAAAAATTCTTGAATATTTTAAGATGAATCTATGTTTATTTAAAAAATGATAACATTTAATTTTATAATTAAAATGGCTACAAAGCAATTTTCTGTTGTTAGAAATATTCTAAACAAAACTGTGTTTGACGAAAATGTTATACAGATTATCTTAACAGAATACTGGAAAGATCTTAAAAATAAACGTAAAGTTTTAGTAGATTGGATTAATCCAGAACAATTGTCGTGTAAATATTTATCTGCAAATCCAAATGCTATAGATTTACTTAAAGATAATGAAGACAAAATAAGTTGGTTTATGTTATCTAAAAATCCGAATGCTATGCATTTATTAGCAAATAATTACCGTAAAATTGTTTGGGATAATTTATCTTTAAATCCAAATGCTATAAATATATTAGAAACTTATCCACATAAAATTATTTGGGATAATTTATCTTCAAATCCAAATGCTATTCGTTTATTAGAAAATAATCTGGATAAAATAGATTGGATTTTATTGTCTAAAAATCCAAATGCTATTGAATTATTAGAAAAAAATCAAGATAAAATATGTTGGTTTCAATTATCTAAAAATCCAAATGCTATACATTTGTTAGAAAAAAACCAAGATAAAATAAGTTGGTTTCAATTATCTAAAAATACAAATGCTATACATTTATTGAAGGCTAATCAACATAAAATTAATTGGGATAATTTATCTTTAAATCCAAATGCTATACATTTGTTAGAAAATAATCAAGATAAAATTGATTGGGATAGTTTATGTTTAAATCCTAATGCTATTCATTTACTTAAAAATAATCAGGATGAAATAGATTGGTATTATTTATCTTCAAACCCTTCAATATTTGAAGATGAACCTATGCCTTTATAAAAAAAATGATTAAAAATTTGATTTTATAATCAAATGTCTTTAGCAGTAAAACGTTTTAATATTGTGAGAAACATCTTAGATAAATCTATATTTGATGAAAATATCATTTATATTATATTAACTTATTATTGGCAATTCTTAAATAAACGTAAAGTATTATTACCATGGATTAATTTTAATAATTTAACATGGAAATATTTATCAACAAATCCAAATGCTATAGAATTGCTTAAAAACAATTTAGATAAAGTAGATTGGTCAATGTTATCTACAAATATAAATGCGATTGATATACTTGAAAATAACTTAGATAAAATATGTTGGTATGAAATATCTAAAAACCCAAATGCTATTAATTTATTAGAAAAAAATCAAGATAAAATAAATTGGTCTGTATTATCTGCAAATATAAATGCTATTAATCTAATAGAAAATAACTTAAATAAAGTAAATTGGTCTGTATTATCTACAAATCTAAATGCTATTCATTTATTAGAAAATAATATAAATAAAATAAGTTGGTCTCTGTTATCTACAAATTCAAATGCTATACATTTGTTAAAGGATAATCAAGATAAAATAAATTGGTATAATTTATCTACAAATCATAATGCTATTGATTTACTTGAAAATAATATAAATAAAATAAATTGGTATATGTTATCTACAAATCCAAATGCAATTGATTTATTAAAAGATTATTTAGATAAAATTGATTGGCCCTCAATATCTGAAAATCCAAATGCTATAGATATACTTAAAGATAATCAAGATAAAATAGATTGGGATATAATATCTACAAATCCTTCAATATTTGAAGATGAACCTATACCTACTATTTAAAAATGATAATATATTTTTTATTAATTATAAAATGTCTCAAGCTATAAACAAATTCAATATTGTTAAAAACATTTTAAATAAATCTATATTTGATGAAAATATCATTTATACTATTCTAAACTATTATTGGCAAATATTAAATAAACATAAAATATTATTAAATTGGATTAATATTAATGATTTGCAATGGAATTATTAATCTACAAATCCAAATGCTATGCATTTATTAGCAAATAATAATCGTAAAATTGTTTGGTATAAATTATCTGAAAATTCTTCAATATTTAAAGATGAACATATTCCTATTATATAAAAAATGATTAAATATTATTATTATAATTAAATGTCTTTAGCAGTAAAAAAATTTAAAATAGTAAAATTAATTTTAAATAAAACAATATTTAATGAAAATATTATAGAATTAATTTTAATAAAATATTGGAAATTATTACCTAAAAATAAAATATTATTGGAATGGATTGATATTAATAAATTAAATTTTTTTTATTTGTCATTAAATAAAAATGCTATAGATTTATTAAAAATAAATACAGATAAAATAAATTGGATAAATTTATCTAAAAATATAAATGCTATTTCATTAATAAAAGAAAGAATTTTATATGAAAAAAAATATTCTAAAGAATTTAATAATTCATATAGTAAATATTATAATGAAATTAATATAAATTATGAATTTTATTCTATAGAAAATAGAATAGATTGGATTTATTTATCTAATAATAAAAATGCTATAAATTTATTAAAAGAAAATCAAGATAAAATAGATTGGAATGAATTATCATTAAATAAAAATGGTATAACATTATTAGAAAATAATTTAGATAAAATAAATTGGAATAAATTATCTGAAAATAAGAACGCTATAAAATTATTAAAAAATAATTTAGATAAAATAAATTGGAAAAATTTATCTAAAAATAAAAACGCTATAAAATTGTTAGAAAATAATTTAGATAAAATAAATTGGTATTATTTATGTCAAAATAAAAATGCAATAAAATTATTAGAAAATAATTTAGATAAAATAAATTGGTATTATTTATCTCAAAATAAAAATGCAAATGATTTATTAAAAAAAAATAAAAATAAAATTAATTGGTATGGATTGGTATTTAATAAAAATGCTAATAATATACTTGAAGAAAATAAAAATAAAATTAATTGGAATGAATTATCATTAAATAAAAATGCTATAAATTTATTAAAAAATAGAATTAAATATGAAAATAAATTATCTGATAAAGAATATACAGAATTAAAAGTATGTAGTAATTATTTAATAAATTGGAATAAATTATCAACAAATATAAATGCTATTGAAATATTGGAAGAAAATCAGGATAAAATAAATTATAATTGGTTATCAATAAATCCTTCAATTTTTAAGGATGAAGATATTCCGGTATAAAAAATGATAATATTAATAATAATAAATATAAAATGAATAAATTATTTGATAATTTACCGATTGATCTTCAAAATGAAATATATAAAAAAATAATTTATTCTCAAAATAAAAATCTTCTTAAAGAAATTGAATCAACAAGGTATTACAATTGTTATAAAGAGATATATAAAATATATGGTGAAGAAAAAAAATCAATTGGACTTAGTTTAAATAAAACTCAATTATTTTTAAAAAGTAAAAATAATTATTTACAATCTGAACAATTAGGTATAATTATAAATGATATAATAGATAATAATAAATAAAGACTTTATTTAATATTATCAATTAATTTTTTAATATTATAATTGGGTATTAATATATTAATATCTAATTTTTCACGAGTAGTTGGACTTATAAAATTTTTATTTTTAAATAATTCAATAATTGATGTTTTATCATATGTATGTCCATCACTACATATAATTGGATCTTTCATTAATTCTAAAGATATTGGACAATATAGTTCCGATGGTATTTCTTTTTTTTTCATGAATGTTAATTCTAAATTATCACCTTCATAAAATATTAAACGTTTTTTTGAAATTAATTTATTATCATTCCAAATACATTTAAATCCAGTTCCATTATTATATGTTATTGTTCCTGAACCATTTTTTCTATCTTTATCCCAAACTGTATCAATAGTATAATTATTTTTAGAATCATAATATATACCTTTATCATGTTTTAAACCATCAAAAAAATTACCAGTATATGTATCATTATTATTATATTGAATAAAACCATGACCATTTCTTTTATTATCAACAAAATTTCCAATATAAGTGAAAGATGTTTTATTATTTTTTTTATCATAATAAAATGAAAAATTACCTTCTCCATTAAATAAATTATTTTTAAAAGTGCCTTTATATTTTATATATTCATCTTCATATATTCCTTCATCTGTTTGTTGATTATTTTTAAAAAATCCAATTCTTTTTTCATTTTTTGTTATTAAAGTTCCTTTACCATGATATAAATTATTGATCCAAAATCCATCATATTCTGGAATTGTTTTTGATATAGCTAAATTGAAATATTTTCCATAACCTTCTTTTAAACCATTTTTCCAATTACCACTATATATTATATAATTATTTTTATCATATAATATACCTTCACCATTAAATTTACCATTTAAAATTTCACCTTTATATATTATTTTATTATTATAATAAAATCTACCATTTCCTGTTAAATAACCATTATTAAAACTACCATCATAATATAATTTATTATTTTTTTTTAAAATACCTTTACCGTGTAATAATCCATTTTTAATTTCTCCTTCATATTTATAAATATCATATTTTAAATTATTTATATCATAATATAAATAATTATTTGATATATTTTCAAAAATTGAAATACCTATTCCATTAGGTAATCCATTTACCCATTCTCCAGTATATTTTATATATTTTTTTATACAAGTACCAAAACCATTTGGTAATTTAGTTTTTTTATTAAGTTCACCAACATAATATTTTCTAATTTGTTTTTGATTTTTTAAAGATCTATAACTAACTTTTAAATCAGATAAAAATTCAAACATTTAAAATTTATTAAATGATATATATCATTTTTTATATTTAATAAACTATATTATTAAAATAATATCTTATGATAATTCATTGAAAACAATAATTAATAAAAATTTAAATAAAATTATTACCCTCTATTATAGATAAAATAATGGAATCTTAAATTTTTATAATAATAAATCACAAAAATTTTTATAATTATCTATATTATCTAATGACTTTTGATCTTGTATGAATTTTATACGTTCATGTGGTAATTTACCAACTAAATTATAATTAATAAATGCTTTATGTATAACAAATGGTATTGTTTTTCCTAATATTTTATTATTATCAAATAATTTTTTAATTTTTTCAATAATTTCACCTGGAAAATAGATCATATCTAAATCATTTGAGATACATTTATCAATATATTTTAATGGTATTTCTATTTCAATTAATGTTGTAAATATTTTATCATTATTTTTATACATAATTTTTATTAATCTTTTACCATAATAATTAGGATTAATATTTGGTATAAGAATATCAGTATATATTAAATCTTTTCTTGTTTTACTTAATTTAGGTTTTGTTATTAATGGATAAATTTCTTGAATTTTATTTAAAATTAAATCTTTATTTTTATCTGTAAATAATTCATTAGTTAACGGATTTATAAAATCTTTATTTTCTTTAACTGAATCATTCCAAAGTTTATATATATCTTTTATTAAAAATATAGTTGCAAAATTACTATTTTTTGAATCATCTGTTATTTTAATTACATTTTTTAATTTTGATTTATTCATATCTTCCCATTTTTCATTGGATATTATATCATAATCATTTCTAACTTTTCCTGTTTTTTTATCAAATATATATTGTAAATAATCTTCTTTTGTTATATTAAAAGCTTTATAATATATACGAGAATATGTTGATCCTTTTGGAGAAGAACTATCAGATTTTGTATTTGTATTACTACTTATACTAATTGATAATGAATTATCTTCTATTTTTATTTTTTCATTTAATAATTTATCAATTATATATAATTGTTGATTTATTAATTCTCTATTAAAAGCGTTAAATATATTATTTTTAATTAAATTTAATGTAAAAAATAATGCATAATATTTATTATTATAATTTTTTATATTTTTATTAAAATCAGATATATTATTATTATTATCTGATTTTATTAATATTTCTCTTAAATATTTTGAAGCAATTGTTAAAACAAATTTTGTATTATTGTCATCATTTTTATAATGATTTTTTATAAAATAAATTAAATCATCTTTTGATAAATTTATATTATATATTGGTATAAATTCTTTTATATTTTGTTCTATATCTTTAAATTTTATAATATCTTTATTATTTAAATTATCATTTATATATTCATTAATATATTTTAATTCTTTATCATAATCTAAATTATTTTTAAAAAATATTGACATATCATTATATAATGGTAAATTTATTAAATCATATGCATCTATTTTTTTTAATTTTAAAGAATCATCTGATGAATTAACTAATTTTAATAATTCTATACATTTATTTTTTGCGAATTCTATATTTTCTATCTTACTTAAATATCCATTTGTTTTTGGATTTTTAATTTTTTTTAAATTATTTTGTTTATATTCATCATAATTTTTTAAAAAAGTAATACATTGTTCTTTATTTAATATTAAATTTTCCATTTATATATTTATATATTTTAATATATAAAAATTATTATTAATTAATATTAAAATGGATAAAACACCAATTGAAATAAAATTAATGAATGATTTAAAATTTATAATAAATTTAAATGAAGAAAAATCTAAATTATTATATAATTCAAGAAAGATAGTAAAAAATCAAAAAAAATTAATAAATGAATATATAAATGAAATAAAAAAAAAGGATAATATAAATATTGAATTAAATAATAAAATAAATGAATATATAAATAAAAATATTGAATTAAATAATAAAATATATGAATTAAGCAATAAATTTGAAAATAAAGATAATTATAGATTACATATTATATAAAAATTAAAAAATTAAAAAATTAAAATGGGAATTGGTAAAAAATGTATTATTAAAAATTGTAATTTAGAAGCTTCTTATAATTGTAAAACTTCTAATATTCGTAAATATTGTAGTAATCATAAAAGACCGGATATGATTAATATAGTAAGTAGAGAATGTGTATTTCCAGATTGTTATAATTTAGCTTTATATAATTACAAAGAATATTATGGATTAGGAAAATATTGTATAAAACATAAACTTATTAATATGGTTAATGTTTCTAATTTACCATATTGTTTAGAATGTGATAAAAGAGCATCTTTTAATTATAAAAATAAAAAACGACCTTTATATTGTGTAGAACATAAAGAATCTGATATGATTGATGTATCATCTAAACAATGTTTAAAATGTAATAAAAGACCGTCATTTAATTATAAAAATGAAAAAAAAACACTATATTGTAAAGAACATAAATTACCTGATATGATTGATATTAAAAATATAAATTGTCTTGAATGTAATAAAAGAGCTTCATTTAATTTTAATTATGAGAAAAAACCTGTATATTGTAATACACATAAATTACCCGAAATGATTAATGTTGTTAAAAAAAAAACTTAGTAATTTTTATAAAACGTAATACAATTACATCTGTTCTATTAAAAATCTGTGTAAAATAAATCATCAATTAGATCATGATATTTACATCTTACAATATCATCAAAATTATAAAGAGTATTAAATGAAATTAAGTTATTTTCAATTTTTCTATAAACTAAAAACGTTTGTATTTATTACTAAAAAAATTTACTTTAATATAGTTTTTAAGGTATTTAATAATGTATCTATACAATAATTATTTTATTATAGCATTTAGATAATAATTACCTAACAAAAAATAGGATAAATAATTAAATTATAAAAGTATTTTAATATATTCTGGTAAATTTGTTGGTATATCTTTTTTTCCTTCTTGAGAATTAAAAATTTTTTTAATTTGTTCAAATTTATCATTCCAATTTAAAGATTCCCACCCCGAATCTGTTATTTTTAAACGTAATTCTGATGATGTAATTGAAGTCATTATGTTACGAACTATATTTGTTATATTTTTATTATAGATATCAAAATTGAGTTTATTTCTTTCAATTAACTCATTTTTAATATATATAATTGAAGTATAATCCTCGTTAGACGAAATTTCTTCAAGTAAACTTCTATCAAATAATTTAGGTAATTTTCTATCAATAAATTCTATTTTTTTATCGTGTTTTATGATTAATCCTGGAAAGCTTTCAATATGTTTTTTAAATTTAATAAGACGATTTTTAAGGTCTTCTAATTTATCTTGATTTTTATTTTTTTCTTTTAATAAAATTTTAACTTTTTCAAAATTCGATTCGAATTTAGTTAAAAATATATAAGAATTTATATTAAAAAATGTTATTTCTTTTATAAATTTTTCAATTTTTGAACTATTAAAAATTTTTTCTTCATTTTCTGAAAAACTAATAGGATTTTTGTGTGTTTTAGTACATAAATTTCTTACTTTATCGCAATGATATTTAATTTTAAATTTATTTAATTTTAAACAATCATTATCATCATTACATTTTTTTATATTTGAAGTTTTTAAACTTGACCTTGACATTTATTATATATTTATATAAAAAATGAAATTATATATATTATATAATATATGTTTGATTTGAAATATTATAATAAAACTTTACATAAAATAGAATTTGAAAAATTAATTAAATCAAAAGGATTAATTCCAATTGAAGATTTATCTCCATTAGGAGGATTATGTTATAATCAAGAAACTATTAATAAAACAAAAAAATTACTTAATTTAGATAAAAATAAAATAGTATTTTGGAAATTAATTAATGAAATTGATAAAAATAAAATAAAAGAAAATTTAATAAAAAATGATAATGAAAATTTTTATAATATTGATTATAAAAATTTCCTAAAATCTGAAAATAATGAATTATTAAAATTAATTGATAATTTTCAAAAAAAATATGATAATTCAAAACATTCAAATTTTGCATATATTCAATATAATGATAAAATAGCATTTCCTTTTGATATTAGTTATAATGTATTAAAAATTCCTTTATTTAAATTAATAGATAATGATATAGAATGTTCAATATGTTTAGAAATAGATAATTTTAAATATACATGTATGTATTGTTATACAATAGTATGTAAAAAATGTAATAATTTATTAAAATCGGAATGTTCAATTTGTAAAAAAATAATTAAAATTGATGAATTTTAAATTATATTATAAATATAATTTAAAACAATAATAATAAATATTATAGTAATAATACAATATAATCTTGTAAAATTATTATTATTAATTAATCCAAATAGGTTAAATAATATAATATTTAATAAACTATATAAAAGTAGTAATTTTGCAATATTTTTTAATATATATTTTTTGGATGTATAAATTTTATTTGATATATTATATAATACCAAAGCTATAGATAATGAAACTAAAGAATTTCTATTACTTGATAGAATATCACCTAATGATATATTATACATTTATTTATTTATTATAAAGATAAATGTTTTATTTTAGGAATAACTCTTGTAACTGAATTTTTTAATTTAGTTTTTCTATTTTCTTCAAATATTTTTTTAATTAATTCTTCTCCTGATATATTATTAAATTCTAACATTTTATTTTTAATATCATTAATTTTTAATGGTATAATACTTTCTTTTTGTCTTGCTTTAATTTTTGAATTATCTATAGATATATCATTATAATCATATTTATACATAAAATTTTGAATATAAATATTTAATGTAGATTGAAATTTTTTACGTTCTCTAATAGCAATTGATAATTTTTTAATTTGTTCATCTAATTTTAACCATTCTGACATTTTATTTTTAAAATCATCTAATTCTTCTTGAGATGGATTTTTTGATTCTAATGTCGAATCAATTAAATCTTCATCAATATTTGACATTTTTATAATTTAAATATAATTTTATCTTTAAATAAAACATTTTGATAAAAAATAATTAAATATATTTTTAATTGAATAATTATTATTTTTTTCTAAATTATTATAAGTTTCAATATTATTAATTATATATTCATCACCAATCATTTTATTTATTATTTATTAATTTTTAAATTAATTAAATCGTTATATATATATGGTATATTATTAATTTTTATATATATATTAATAAAATAATATTTTAAATCATCACAATATAAAATAACTAAAGGTTCATTTAAATAATTTTTATTTAAATAGATATCACATGTATTAAAATAATCTTTAATATCTCCTCTGTGTATTTCTTCTAATGAATTATAATGTGCTCTATGTCTAATTATTATAAAACTAATATTAATTAATTCAGATGCTGCATATATATCAGCATGACCAGTATTTATATTATCAATAATATTACTAATTAATTCTTCTTTTTTTTCATTTTTAATTATATGATCAATAATTATTTTATTATTTGTTTTGTCACTTTTATTTAATATTTTACATATATTTTTTTTATTATCAATTATTCCTAAAAATAATTCTATATTTTTTTCATTATTTAAATATAATTTAATAAAATATTGTCTATGATATTTAATATCTTCTAATTTATTTGTAGAATTTGTAAATATTATTAATTTATTAAATAATTTATATAATGAATCATTATTATAATTAATATTATCAATATATTGTATATTATATTTACTAAATTTTAACCATTTTTTTGGTAAATTTTTTAGTTCTCCAATACATATATCAATATCTTTAAAAATTAAATTATTATTAATTGAATTTTCATTAATATTATTACCTTCATTATATTTATAATAATCTGTTCTATATTTTGTTGGTAATAAAATTTTAGGAATATTTGTATTATTTTTAAAAATTTTATTACTAAATATTAATCTTCCAAATTTATTTTCTTCTACAATTTTTGACATAAAAATTTTATTAAAATTAAAACTATTATACCATTTATCAATATCTTTATAATTATTAATTTCTTCTAATAATATTTTTATAATTTTTAATTCATAAATATTTTTAATATCTTTAATCCATTTATTATGATAATCATATTTTTCATATATATATTTTGCTATTTTTAATATTGATTTATTTTTATTATTTTCATTATTTAACATTTGTGTATTATAAAATAATATTGCATCTTCATAATGTTTTATATTTATTTTATTATCTATTATAAAATTTGAATCATTTATTTTATTTTTTAATTTACTATTAATTTCTATATTATTAATATTATTATTATTAAATAAATATTTATCATATAATGATATATTATTACATTCAATAATTTCAATTAATTTTGATAATATTGAAGTTTTTAAATTAGAATTAAGTATTAAAAATAAATTATTATTTAATAATAATGTAGAAATAGTAATATTTGTATTTAATAAAATGGATTTTATTTTATAATTATCTAATTTATTTGAATTAACATATGAAATATAAGATTTTAATAATTCTAATGTTTTATTATTTTCAATATTATTACATAAATTATTAAAATTTGATAATTTATTATTAATATCAATTCTTAATATATTTTTTTCTAAATTTTGAGATTTCATAATAATAGGTTCATATATTCCATTATTATCATATATACATATATATGTTTTATCTTTTTTATTTATTAAATATTCTAAATCAATATATGAAGAATAAAATGGACATAATAAATGTGATTGATTATTTTTAAATTTCCATACATATAATATATCTTTAAATAAAATTGATATTATAGAATATATATAATGTGGATTATCAATTTTATTTAATTCTAAATATTTTATATATCCAACAAAAGAATACCAAATTTTATTTTTAATATCATTATTAAAATCTATATTTTTTTTATAAAAATTTTCTTTAATTTTATATTTATTTTTTATATTATTTGATATTTTTAAAAATTCTTTTATAATTTCACCATTTTCTAACATTATATAATCATTAAAATTTATTTCATTTAATATTTTATTTATTAATTGTTTTCTTGATAAATTATATATATAACAAATTACATCAATAATATCTCTTTTATTTTTATCAATTTCAATACCTTTTCTAAATACACATAATGTTTTCTTTTTTAATAAATTATCTTTACAATTTACATCTTGATTTAAAAAATATAAAATTTCTTTTGGAACTGTTGCATATCTATTTGGTTGAACTATATCATTATTTGTTAATATATATTCAATTTGACTATTTGATTGAATTTCTGTTGTTTCTTTTTTTTCTTTATTTACATGACAACATGGTTTTTCTATATTTGTTTTTTTATCTATTTTTTTAATAACTAAATGTTTTTCTAATGGATTTTTTAATCCTAATGTTGGACTTTTTAAATATAAATTTACTGGATTTTCACCATTATTACATCCTTTTTCTTTATTCATTAAAGGAGTATCATCTTCTGGACACCACCATCTTGGACAAAAATATATATTATCATTTATTTCTACACTATTATCAACTTCTTTACTATAATCTTTAAATCTTTCTTTTGTCATTCCCATTGGTTGTCTATCTTTTAAACAACTTCTCGCATAACCATCCATAAATAATTTTGAATCTAATGATTTTAATATTGCTATTTGACTTGTACCTCCACCACTTAAACTATTATCTGAATCATTATCTATTATTATATCTAAATCTTCTGATGATTCAGATTCATTTGTTTTTGTTTCTATTCTTTTTATTGATGATTTTTTTGTTTCTTCTTCTTTTTCTTCTTTTTCTTCATTTTTAATTAATTTAGATGTAGTACTTATATTACATAATTTTGATAACCAATATATCATATATTTTAATTCTAATGATGTTGATATATAATCTATATCAAATATTATATTATTTGATCCAGATTTTGTATTATAATTTAATTTAAATATTGTTAATTCTTTTTTATAATTTAATTTTATTATATTTTCTTCATTTTCATTATTATTTATACCTATATTATCTATTATATATTCTATATCTTCTTTTGTTTTATCTTTATAATATTCTATTAATTTTAATATTATTTCTTCTTTATTAAAACCTTGATTTAATAAATTTTTAATATAAGTAGTATTATCAATTATTATATTATTTGTTATTGTTCTTAAATATATATATTCTATTTGTTTAGTTTTAATTTTATCTATTATATCTTCATATATATTTATATTTTTATTAAATTTATTTATTGAAAAATTTGATTTATTTAAAATTATTTGACATTTTATATTATTTTCTTTAAAAATTATATCATTATCACTTTTTATTATTTTATTTATTAAAATTTTTATTTCTTTTAATTTTTTATTTATAAATTCAAAATTATATTTATATTTTAATTGTAAATTAAAATTTATTATTATATTTCCTGTATTTTCTATTTTTATTTGATAATAAGATTTGTTATCTAATCTATTTAATATTAATAAACATTCATTATTATATATATTATTTTCAATATCTAATAATGCTATATTTTTAATATACCAATCTTTTACTAAATTATATTGTTTATTTAATGTATCATATATCCATACTATACAATCTAATTCTTCATTATTATTTTTTAATATTTTTTCTGTATCTATATTTTCATAAATATATTTTATACTTTTATTTAATTTTACTTTACTTATTAAATTATAATTTATTAAACTAATTGAACTAAATTTTATATTATCAGTTTCAGATAAATTTATTAAATTATTATTAAAAATATTATTTTTTTTTATTTTATTATTAAAATAAAAATTTTTATCTAATTTTTTTGGTAAATTTACTAATTTTATTAAATTTATTTCTTTAAATAAAAATATATCTAATGAATATGTATATTCTATATTTGGTGGTGCTACTTTTTTATCTAATTTATTATATAAAAAAGGATTTATTGATGGTTGATTTATATTTGTTGTAAATTCAATACTATTTTTATTATCAATATCCCATATATATATATCAGTTGTTTCAAAAAAATTATATATTTTTTTTATTGCTTCACTTATTTTATCATCTTGAAATATATTTTCAATATAATGTATTTTTTTTTTTTCATTTGTTATCCATTCAATTATTTTTATTTTTTCATTTGGATTTATAAACATATCTTTATTTACTTTCTAATGAAATAATAAAATATGTTAGATCAAAAATTTAAAAGACTTTATGAAAAATTTCAAAATAATGATAAAACTGAAGAAACTGAAGAAACTGAAGAAATAGAAGAAATTACAAAAGAAAATGATATTTTTAATATTAATTCTCCTTATTTATGGATTATAATTAGTATATTTATTATTATTATTATATTTGTTATTTTATTATTTTTTTCAAATAATAATACTAAAGAATATACTAATAATGATAATGATAATATTAATAATATTAAAAATGATAATTTAAATTATGATAATACAATTAATAATACACCTAATTACACACCTAATTATACACCTAATAATATATCTAATAATACACCTATTAATACACCTATTAATACACCTATTAATACATCTAATAATAATACATCTAATAATAATACATCAAATAATAATTTATTGAATAATAATAATGATTATGATTATGATAATAATGATTATAACAAATTATTACCTCAAAAAAATATATAAAAAAAAATATATATAAAGGTATTCTTTTATTTGAATAATAATGAATACACAAAATATTGAAAATAATACAAATAATGAAAATTTAATAATAAAAAAAAAAAAAATTATTATTGCTATACCTGGTGATAATTTTTCTTCTAAATTTTTAATTGCATGGACAGGATTACTTAATACTTTATGGGAATCAGGTAAATATGATGTTACTATTTCTCCTGG